TGACTGGAGTTCAGACGTGTGCTCTTCCGATCTATTTGGTATCATGTAGCGCTTGTTAGAAGCAGTAATGCGATAAAGTTTTATGTCAATGGAACAGATATAACTACTGGAACTCCGTCAGATTCCTCATCATATAGTGGGGCATTTGCAATCGGAGGAGAACCATCATCTGGAGGGGGATATTTCGCCGGAAACATTGATGAATTTGCCATTTCTGATATAGCAAGATGGACTTCAAATTTTACACCACCAGATTGGCCTTATGGTATTCCTCGTCTTTCTAGTCCGATGTGGTTTTTTTAATATATTATAAATAAGGAATAATAAAAGAGAGGTATTATGACGAATGTTGCATTTGTAACAATACCAGACGCAAGAATAACACAAAAATTTAATAATTATAATCCTGATATGTATGGAGGAGATGGAAGACACAAAGGTTTAGATTTAGGTATAATAGTAGGAACTCCTGTCTATGCTTGCATGGGAGGACAAGTTACTACAGCTATTGTAAGTCAAACAGGATATGGGAGACATGTTAGAATAACTCATCCTGACAATAGTATATCTATATACGGCCATCTTTCTAAATTATTGGTAGGTGTTGGGGATATGGTCGAGGCAGGACAAGAAATAGGAAAATCTGGGGGAGATAAAAATGATAATATTGATGGTGATGGTTTTTCAACCGGAGCGCATCTTCATTGGGAAATCAGACCTCCTAATTCTTTGACTTCAGATCAAGGTGCAGTTGATCCTGTATTATGGTGTGCTAAATATATTTCTGGAAAAAGAAAGCAAGCAGAAGTAATTCCATATGATGGATTATATGCTAGGTCTTTTTCTATAACTGGAACAAAGCTTTATCTTATGCCACATAGAACAGTGATAGATGTTGTGGAAGAAAAAGATGGTTGGTCTAGAATTTTGGGATTACGCCCAGAATGGTGTTCTTCTGCTTATTTGAATTTTACGGGGATAGAAACTAATGTTGATATTCCAGACGAGGAAGAGCCAGAAATATATACATATGAAGAAAAAATAGATATAATGTGGAAAGAATTTATAAAAACACATTCTGAATATGGGTAATAAGTAAGTAGTATTTAAATAGGGTAGCATAAAAAGTGCTACCCTATTTTTTTATTGTTTTTTAGTTTTTGCCTGTAGAACCCCAAGAACCACGATCTTTGTTTCCCAGAGAATCTACTTCTTCAAATTCAATTTCGGGTTGTTTTTCTATGATTCTAAATTGACAAATTCTATCGTTTATATGGATTTCAGTATCTTCCATAGCTATTGCCGCCATTTTCCACTCATCGCCATCTCCACAAAAACTATTATCAACAATCCCACAATGGTTACTTTGAATGATTTTGAAATTTTTGTATGTTGAACCTCTGGGTACAATATGACCTTCAAAATTATCTGGTAATTTCATTGCCACCCCAAGGGGAATTAGTTTGAATTCTCCTTTTTTTAGGAAAATATCTATTGATGATCTTAAATCATACCAGTCTCCTTGCTTAATTTTTTGTATTTTATCGATTTTGTTTGATATATATTTGATTTTGATTTTCATTGTTGTTATTTCCTTTGTCCCAAGTGTATCCATATGCTGTTTTGTTATATTTTATGCTTCTTCCAATAAATCCTCTAATTGTTCTTTTTGAAGAATTTTTTCTACATAAACCAGATTCTATAATATAATTTACAGCCATATTTATATTATTAAAAAATAGGAATCTTGAATTTTTTAAATCTATGGCGATAACGTCTTTAGTTTCTTTGATATCAATTAAATGTTTAATTGTCTCTTCTGTATGCTTTTCTCCAAAAAAGGGATTTCTTTCTCCTGTATTTATTTCCCTCATAAGTTGCTTTGTTTCTTCTTTATGGTGTTTTCCTTTATGGGATTCAGAAAGTTCTCTTTTTGTTTCTTCTGTGTGATGATGCCCTAAAAACGGAAGATTTTTTGGATCTTTTGATCGTTCTTTCATTATCTCAGATAACAACGCAATTGTTTCTTGGGAATGTTTTTTGTTATAAAAATTATTTTCTTCTCCTGGATGGGAAATTCCTCCAGGACTAGTATTATAGCCATTAGGGGCAAGAGTGTTATATTCTTTTATCCAAAATCTTTCTCTTGCTTCTAAATCGTCGGTGTATTCTATTAATTCACACTTGAAATTTTCACATCCAAAGTTTCGCATAGCTTCATGAATCAACATGTTTGTTTTATTTCTGTTGGCATCAAATCTATGTCCCTTAAATCTTTCTTTCAAGCTTCTAGTTGTTGCACCGATATACATTTTTTCATTTATCAGATTGGTTATTTTATATATTATTCCCATGTCTTATATTAATAATCTATTCCTTTTTTGTGAATTTTTTGATTTGATGTAGATAATTGTATACCATATTGAATATTATTTTCACATTTCATTTTTGGAAGATATTTTCCAGTTTTAATATAATCAAATTGGTTTAAAATTTTTAGATCAATTTCAGATAACTCATATCTAGTAAATAACCACAATATTTTGTTAAAAGATTTCATGTCTTCTGTAAAATAATAAAAATCTAATAGATCTTGGTCTAAGGGTTCTCCTCCTAAAATTATAATACTATCAATAATATTTTTGAATCTATATATTTTTTGTTGTAATTTTCCAAAATATTTTAATGTATATTCTTCTCCAACATCGAAATCCCATAATTCTTTATTATAACAACCAGAACATTTTGGTTTTCCATTACAACCAGATAAATATATTTCAAATGCATTGTTTTTTAAAGTATATTGTGTTGAAGCTATTCTCAAATTTCACCATACCATTGTCGATTAGGATAATCTTCTTCTCTTCGAACCTTATGCCAATTTTTAGTATTTGTAAGAAACCCCACAACTCTTGTGTAATTATTAATAATTTGTTTACCACAAATCGAACAGATATTTTTTCTTCCAACCGTCATGTGCCCATTCTCACATTCTTGTAAATTGTAATTTATAGCATGATAAATAACACCACATTTTGCAGTTTCACGAATAAGATTTTTTATCTTTTCAGTATCATCTATTTGGGATTCTACATTTATATGGCAAATTGCTCCACCAGTAAAATGTTTATCAAATAATCCTTGAAGATAAATGCGATCTAACAAATCTGCATTTGTAGTCAAAGGAATAAATTGATTACTATAAATATTATATTTTTCTTGATATCCTAGCAATTTGTCTTTTTCTGCTAATTTAATACTCATATTCTCACCAGGGACTTGTTCTACATTGTGAGGAGCATTATATTGTTTTTCATATTTTTTATTTTCTGTATTAATAGAATCTAAAATATCTATTAGAAAATTTTGACCATTTTCTTCTAAAATATCTTCATTCATAAACTCTATACATTCGTTTATACCATTCAATCCAACGGTAGAATATTGTCTTGATAAGTCCATAAATTCAAAAGTGTATAGAGGCTCATTCCCGTTTTTAATTCTTTTTTCAATTACTTTTCTTTTTGCATTATTTATTTTAGCACAGATGTTTACTAGTTGTAATAAATTTTCAATAAAATCTTTTTTATTTTCTTTTGATTTTATTGCCAATCTAGGAAGGTTAATTGAGCAAACTCCAAGGCTCCCTATTTTACTAGATCCTGCGCCAAAACTATTAAAATATTCAGAATCACTTTCACTGCGAAGTCTACAACAGGAGGATAAAGTTGAAGTACTCCCACAATAAATATTAATAAACCCATATTTTTTATTTTTTTCTGCAATAAAATCTAAAAATTCTTCATCTAATATATTTTTTTCTTCGTCAACACTAAAACATGCAGTTGTGACAGGGTAAGTTAATGGGGTTCTTTCCATTTCAGTATTTATAATATCTAAATATATTTCTTGTAGTTTTTTTATAATATTTATATCTGGAAAAGATCCATCTGGAAAAATATAGTCTTCGCATAATTTTTCTAGAAAATATTTATCATAAACACTCACGTTTGTAAAAGGACTTTGATTAGCACGTAAAGAAAAATTTACACTGTAAATAAAACTTGTCAGCATTTCTTTTATATATATCCAGCAATCTTCTTTAGTTTTAAATGAGTAGTGGGCATCGGATTTTGATTCTAAAATATTTTTAGCAAAATAAGAAAGTATAACCAATAAATCTGCAAGGCCGGTTGCTCCTAAAGTCGAGTTTGAAGCAACAATTACAAATTGCTCTAATTGAGATTTAAATGCGTGTAAATATTTAGGAGGAATCGATTTTAATTTTTTAACCATTGGGAGACCTTTGGTTAAAATATCATATGTGGAATAATTAAAACAATACGGGAGCGCCGCAGCAAATCCATGAAAATCATGAATATATATGTCCCCTACTAATTGCATCTCCACAATTTGATTTGCTGTTTCTAAATTGTAAAGTCTTTTTAATTCTTTCCATAAAATATAATAACTATTTAATTTGAAAAATGGTTTCGGAAGTTCTACAGTATAAGTTATAATGCTAGTGTCGTCTACATTAGCGTTGGCATCTACGGAAGCATCTGAAGTTACTTTAGAAGAAAAGAAATTTCTACTAAATTCAGACATATCCATTTGTTTCCCAATACCATCTAAATCAAATAATTTGTCGGAATATTTTGCTTTTAGATGCATATATAGATCGTCAAATAGAGGATCATAAGTTGTACGAAAATACATTTAAAGCTCCGATACAAACATTGATTTATTTTCTTTTAAAATGATTGGTAAAATCATTTTTTCATTTGCTAATTTAGCTAAAGTTAAAACTTCTTCTTTTTCTTGATATGGCAAATCATCTAAAAGAAAATATTCATATTGAATATTTTTCTTTGCTAAAATTTGTTTTACCATCTCGCATCTTGAACATCCTGCTTTCCCATATACCTTTATTGTTTTGCCTAATTCTGTCAAAATACCTCCTTAGTTTTTATTTAAAATAATTTTTAATTTTATTTATCGCCTAAATCTAAATCATAAATCCATTTAGTTTTTCTACCCTTCCATGTGGGAATATCTTGCATTTCTGGTAGATTCGCTTCGTGATGAGCAATACAAAAAACATTCCATGCAACTGCGGCCAGATGATCTTCATCATCACAACCAGCTAAATATTTTGTTAAATGTCTCATTGCCGCATCGACATATCGGCTAATATTCATTCCTTTTTCCCAGTTTCTATCATTATATTTTTTTGCACCGGCCTCGTATAGCTTTGATAATCTTAAAAGTCCTTGAACAGACATCAAGTCCATTCTTCCCTTGTTTCCACCATTATCTCTTTGTGCTCCAGAAACATAAGTGTCTCTTTCCCCGCTGTCTTTTACCTTAAGAGTTTCCATATTTTTCTTTTTCTAATCCTTCAATAATTTGTACAACTTCTTCCCAATTATTTGCTCGATATTTATATTCAAAATTTTGATTATGCGGTTGAGAATATAATATACCTATGCCTTTTGTATTAATAACATTGTCAATTTTATCATCTATAAGATAATCAATCATTATTAAACTTTTATCATATGCTTGTACAAAATCCTTGTCATCTTCCATAAATTTATGTTTCTTAAGCCATTTTTGTTTTACATTAAATGGATTATTAGCACTTATATAAATAATCCGGTGTCCTAAAGACTTTAAATGATTTATTCCTT